TGACCTGTAGGGCCTTGAAATGCATGATTCCAAACTTTCGCCCATGGCAAGTCTTCACCTTGAACTGCTGGTAAGAAACGAAGTACTGCATAACCATTACCAGATTTATCTAGTTCTGGTTTCCACAACCTTTCATCTACATATGATTTTTTCTCTTGAGGTGCAGTTTCGCCCTTTGCAGCATCTAACAACTTATTAAGGGACCCACTACTTTTTAGACTATCTAATGACATATTATTTTCTCCGTATGTTATTATATTTTATCGTATGTTTATATGTGTATCTTGCGATACATAACTATTTATAATAGTTAATCTTGCTACTATACTAGGTATTGCAAACTTTGTCAAGGGTTTCATATGAAATACTTTTAACATTATTGCACTCTAGTGATTTTTTCTCAGAATCAACAACCCAATAGAATTGTGTATCTTCGAAATTCTTAAATACTGTGATTAATTGTTTTACCCATTCATCAGTATTAAATCCTTTTGAATCAGATGGTAGATAGTTATCTGTTCCTTTGTATATGTTATTGAGGGGTTCATCAGAATCACTTAGGTCAAATCCTAACAGGTATACTTCATCAGCACCATTTTGACAAGCTAGATGCATTGCAGTTGTTCCTGCACACCAATCTTTAGGGCTCTCTATGTTTTGAATTTTATCTTTGTCTTCTAACCATGTAATATACAGACCTACATTTTTAAAACATTTTGATTTCACATCTTCCTTATCTAGATGTGGAAATTTTGTTATCATTTCTTCATAATTTTTTTCAGCAATTTCTCTTTCCTTTCCTTGAACCACACAATTTTTTCTATCATACCAACCATAACCACTATTGTCATTTCTTTTGGGTGTTTCATGTACATCTGTTGGTTTATAATCTATTTTTAAAAATGCTGGGTCAAAACCTTCTAATACAGACCAGTCTGCAAACCAACTATTATTTTTAATTGGATAACCAGACTTGTATATCTCTTGTTGTATTTCATAATCAATGGCAACTAGATTATCAACTTTACAATCTCTGTAAATTGCATTACATCCCCATGTGGTAAAACCTTTATAAGATTTTGTTATATTCCAACCACTTCTAGATTCACCATTTCCATAAATTATTGCTTTACTCATATCACACCATTAATCCTTTCAATATTAATTTAAAACTTTTAGTGTCAAATTTAAGAAATGACTTATAATTATGCATAAGTTTATAAACATCTTTCCACGCATAATCTTCTTCAAGTTTGACATTCCATACTTTATGAAACTGTAATATACTATCGAGTATAACCATGCTTTCTAGTGATATTCTTTTACCAAGATATTCTTTTAATAACTTAGGGTGTTTGTTTTTAGAAACTGCTATTAAATCTTTATCTAATATAGATTCAATCTCTGATTTAAATGTATAACTTAAACTTTGTATCTTTCTTTGCCATTGTATATAATTATCTTCATCAAATTTACCCACCCAACCCTTTGGGTGTATTAAAAAATTAGCAAGTAGATAGTCTTGTACATCTTCTTTACTTTTATACTTACGAGTAAGTTTGACAAAAAAAACTCTATCGTTTCTTTTATAAAATGAATCTCTTGATACTTTTGATTTACCATTGTATTTTATAAAGTCGTAATCACTTTTATCAAAATGTGCTTTCATGGCACAATACATCAAGTACGCATCTATTGGTTGCATCACATGGGTAGTTTTGCTACTTTAGGTAAGTAATTCAATTCCCTCGCATTTGCTTCTACTTTTTCTTTTAAATTTTTAGTTAGTAATTTTGCAACTGATACAGGTTCTATACCTATCTTCTCACAATAAATAGTTATTGCTTCTAGATGTGTACATCTTTTATCAAATGCTACTTTTTCTATTTCCAAAGAGAATGTTTTTGGGGTGTGAACTGTGTTTTTATCATCTGCCATCAAACACAACCTGTTGGTTTGGGTAAACCACCATATTTTGCAATCTTTTTCATTGGTCCTGATTGAAAGACCTCATATAACTTACTTGCCTTTCTGTCCATGTTGAACTCTTTTGCAAAGTTACGAACTGCGGGAACTGTACCTGTTTCGTTATACATTTCTCTTGCTCTATCAATGTATGTTTTGATTTCTTCTGTAATTTCCATACCGTCAAGTTCTGCCATTTGATACATGACTTCTTCTGACCAATCACTTATATTGATGAGAAACCCATCACCATCCCTATTTAAATCCATAATATACTCCAATTATTTTAAACCATTATACTTGGTCTAACATTATTTGTCAAGGTTAAAATGCAGCACTTGAACCACATCCACATGTGGATTTGGCATTAGGGTTATTGATTATAAATGCACTACCATTTAGGGGGTCGTTTACATAATCAACTGTTGCACCCTCAAAATAAACACCAGACATTGGGTCTATTAAAAGTTTCACACCATTAGTTTCAAATACCCAGTCTTCATCTTTTTGTTGGTCTAAAGTAAATCCATACTGAAAACCAGAACATCCGCCACCCTGAATAAAACAACGAATATTTAAACCTACTTCTTCTGAAGCAAGAATTACTTTTGCTTGGTCAGCTGCACTCTCTGTAAATGTCATCTGCATTATTTGTACCACTCATCTAAAGTTTCTTCTAATAATGGTATGTATTCTTGTTTTTCCTTAACAAAATCTTGTACTGTACCATTCTCCGTCACAACTAAAATTACTATTTGATTGATAGGTGTTCCTGTCATCTCCTCAAACATTTCAGCATATGCTGCTGTTTGAATATAGTAATTTTCATTATAAGAATCCTTTCTTTCATTTGTAGATGTTTTAAAATCTACGATTGAGAGTTGATGTTGATAATTTGCTATCAAATCTACTCTACCTGCTACCTTATATTTATCAGAATACAAAGTCATCTCTTGTGCATATACATCAGTTATATACTCAAACTTTTGATTTTTCAATTCATTAAATAAAGTATATGGTAAAAAATCTTTCTTATGTTTATCCCAAGTTTCTTGACTAAAATCTTCATTCAACCAATCTTCGCACATCTTATGTACTTTCGTACCTCTAGTTGCAGCTTTGTTACATATGTAATTAGCAGTTTTCTCACCTACCCTTTTACGCCACTTCATCAACCCCTCTTTACCTCTAGGTGATAATACTGTAGTAATTGAGGGGTAATGATTTCCCTCTGGTGTTACATAATGTCTTTTACCGCCAACTGTTTTAGTTTTTAATTCAGGTAAATAGTGTAACTCATCATTCAACTTAATTTCATAATTTTTCATAATTTATACTTTGTGCCATTCTTTATTTTCAAATAGTAAACCTTCTGCTTTTCTTCTTCTAATTAAACCATCTAAGGTTTTACCAGCTGCTTTGTTCCACCTTCTCATTTCAAAAGGTACAGAATCATAATCACCATCTTCATTTAGTTTTTTTAACATTGTTGAGCTTCTTAAATTACCAACACCTAGATTAAATGTCCATGCAACTAAAGCATCAAACTGATATTGTTTTAATTCGACTATTACATTGTCACTAACATATTCTTCAAACTTTGCAATATCGTTTTCTAACAATTCATCAGCTTCTGGTTGTGATATTGTATCATCTTCTTTTACTCCACCTGTATGACCATAACCTATTGTCAATACATTTGCAGAACATCTGTAAGCTTTCAATCTACAACCTTCGAACTTCTTAATTAGTGCCAAACCTTCTTGACTACATTTCATAAATCAACTCCTATACCTAGTTTGGTCTTTTCTATAAGATAGTTTCTTACAAAGCCAGACCTTACGATATCTGGGATATCAAATTCTACACAATTAAATTCTTCCATATTTTCTAGAATCCTTAAAAAATCATGTAGGCCGTTTCTTTCATTTGTTTTAGTTAAGTCTGTTTGACTAAAGTCACCACAGAAAACTATTTTTGAATCTTGTCCAACTCTTGTAATGATAGTATCTAACTCATGAAAGTTTAAATTCTGGCATTCATCAACTATTATAATTGAATTATCAAAAGTTAAACCTCTTAAAAATGATGTTGATACAAAATGTAAACTTCCTTGTCTTTTAAGTGCATCATATAATCCTCTGAATGCATCTTCATTTGGTTGTTTGAACATAAACTGTACCATGTTTGAATATGGCACTTGGTATAGTGCTGCCTTGTCTTCTTCATCACCAGGCAAGAATCCTATTTCTCTTGTTGGTATTAGTGAACGAACAATCACAACTCTATCAAAAGCTGTTCCTTGTTTGAGTGCATCTTGTAATGCAAGATACAATGATACAAATGTTTTTCCTGTACCAGCACATCCAAATAAGAAACCATTCTTACCTGCTTTATAACCTTCAAAAACTAGTTTTTGATTGTCTGTGATTGGTTCAATTTTTACTAAATCAGCAGAACTAATTTCTTTTTTTCTTGACATAATTTTTATTCCTTAAATTTTTTTCCAACTTTCATTAGAATCATTATATAAACACATTCTTGTGCTAGTTTTATCTACAGGTATTTTTTCTCTACCCTTTTCTACAACCTTATGAACTTCATAGATGAAATGTAAATCTAATAATTCAGTTACTTTACCTGTGGCAACTCTATGCATACTAGGTTCAGAATGTTCAATTATATCATTTACTTCTGGTCTCGCCATCTATATTACCTTTGTGTTTAACATAACCTTTTTTAGATTTTTTCTTTTTATCAACTTCAACAGTTGCTTTACAAAATTTTTTTAAATATTTTTGTACAAAATTTCTTGTTTTCATAACGTGTACCTATAAAAGTAGGGGCCAACTAATCCTTTAGTCAGCCCCCTGTGTATAATCTGTTTAAAACATTATTTTGATTACATCACAATGCTATTTATACTATGGTGTCCTTTAAATTATACTTGTCAACTATTTTATTCTTCTGTATATCTTTTGCTGACTTCCTAGAAAATCTATCCGCCAATGGTGTATTAGGATTTTTGTCTGCAATCTTCTGTAATGTTTCTTTCATACCACCATCCATTTTTTTTACAATATGGTCACCTACAAAATTGGGTGCAGTTAATACTGATAATATGTTTGGATTATCTTTTAAGTAAGGTTGTTTCTCAGCAATCTTCATTACCTTATCAAATTCTTCACCTGTGTCTTTATTTTTAAATGTATATGTTGGCATTATTTTTTTTGTGTTCCAATATTTATTCTTAAATCTTCTATTTCTTTTTCAAGCTTCATAATTTTGTCTTCTAGACTTTTAATAACAACCTTTAAATCTTGAATATCTTCTGCTTGTTCTTTACTATTATATATTTCCATACCATTCTGGCCTCATTCTATTTTTCCAATTAGCAAATCCATTCTTTTCATTTATATAATAATTTTTATATGCCTGAATTGGATTTCCTATCACCTTACAATATTCAGGCATTGCTTGAGGTAATTCTGTCAACTCAATATCCTTAATATTATTTGGTGCCCTAAGTAGACTAATAGATGGTTTCGATGCACCATGTATTTTTCCATATCTATATGTATACTCTGCAAGACAGGCCATGTAAATCTGATACATCAAACGATAATTTGATTTACTTTCACGCACCCAAACATTACAAGGATGATTCACATGACTTGCTTTGTATAATATACCTTCTCTATCATCAGGTAGTTTCCACCTTTTGATTCTGTGATTATTTTTTGTTCTATCTTCATATAATTCACCATCTATTACTCTGTGTGCAGTAGATAGTAATTGTGCATATTCTGTTGCCATTTTAACAACATGTTTATCAACATGCCATTTAATGTTTTGTATTGGGTCTTCATGTAGATAAAATATATTCATTCATCAACTCCTTTACTTTTACTAGATTTTTGTATTCTAACACACTCGTACTCATACTGTCAATAGCCCCCTTAATCAGTCCAAAATCAGTCTTTAAGACCTCTTTTAGTGGGTATATATCAACATGTATTAAGAAGACTGCTGTGGTCCCCTCTGTAACTGTCATAGTCCTTTCATGTTCTACTCTAAATGTCAAATTATCTAGTGAATCAAACTCTGGTTTCTCATACAATGGATGATTACTATATCCATTTAGTGATGATATACCCCAAGTGTATCTATGAAATGACTGTCCACTACACATGGCTCTCATGATACCATCAGATGCACGAATTAATGCCTCATTATCTGCAATAGGTTCATGTAATTCTGCTAAACTTTTGCCAACTTTTTCACCAGCATTCCATGATGACGGAAATGCTACAAAACATGCTTCTAATTTACCATTGTGCATAATAACAACATCATCTTCGATTGCCATACCTAATTGTTCTACATTTTCACAATCAATTAAAACTCTGTAATCACTTTTCTGATTAAACAATCCTAATTTTTGTGCTGTCTTAAATACTAATTCTTCTTCTACTGCAGTAGGTGTTTCAAAGTAAATATTTCTACCTAAATTATCTAACTCAATTCTTTTTTGTGCCTGAATAAAAATATCAGTATCATTTGCATTAAACTTTGGTCTTTCACAAGGATTAAAAACTGGTTTCATATCGAATGGATTTCTGATTATATGTTCAAACATTATCTTTCCCACCTGTAAAAAATGTGGTCATCTATTTCAATCGTTTTAGTTTTAGTCTTTGCCCATGATGGTAATACATAGTCTGCATGATAATGTGTTGCACCATCTGTAATGTCAAATAAACTTTGGTCAAGTATATAATGCATTAGCTCAACTATTTCATTATAAATTTTTACATTTTTTATCTTGTCAGATTTACCATCACAGTACCAACTGAATTGACATTTGTTTTTGATTGGATTACCACTCTCATATGTTAACCCTTGTTTAACAACTTCACATATTGTATTTGGGAATCTTTTATCTTCTACTCGATTGAGTGTGACTTGTGCGACTGCGACCCATCCAGCAAATCCCTGACTTCTTGCCTCAAAGTACACATTCTCTGCTAAACATCTTGTTTCACTTCCATATGAATTTGTACATCCTAGTATTAAAATTACTAGAAGTATTTTTTTCATTATGTGACCTCTTTAACTTCTTGTACCACGCTTTTTGGAATGATAGTAGAATTACCACATTCATCAATACTGCCATCATCATTAAAATTAAAATCTGATACGATTCTAATCATTTCCTCATTATCATCAATTAAAAAACCTGTACTTAAACATCTA